GGACTGCCTCGGCAACCTGGGCGGGACCGGGGGCGGCTTCTTCTAAGCCAATACGCTCGATGCCACGCTGCATCGCAGCTTCCCTAGCCGCAAGGTCAAGCTCAGTCTTTTCGGCTAATTGTGCCCGCCAACGCTGGATACTGCGTTCTGTTCTCGCCATCTCAGGGCGTACTGCCGCATTTATATCTGATAATTTCATAATCTCTTCACCGGGATAAGTCTGGTAAAGAGATTTATCTGGGACTAGGTCTTCAAGAAACTCAGCCTCCCGGCTGGAAAATTCATCTAGATCATCAAAAACTCTTTGGGCCTTTCCTTCTATAGACCTATATAAGTTTTGCTCCCGGACCGCATCATCTATTTTTTCTTGAAGTTGTTTTAGGGTCCTATTGAACGAGGAGCCTTCACGACTGAAATCGCCTGGGATTCTTCCGGGAGTACCTTCGGGAGGCAATTTGGCGAAGTCGGCCAGTTCTTTTTCTGTTTGTGGTAGCTTGTACTCACCAGCCTCAAGTAGTTCTTCAATAGTACGCTTTCGTGCGGGGGTGACGGGGCCGGTGGGGACATCAGCAGGCCGTGCAGAGAGTTGCTCATATATCTTGGGAAGAGGCCTCAGAGTAGGGTCTGGGGTCAGACCAGTGACCGGGTCTGGCGTGAGTCCAGTAGGCCGTGCAGCGGCAGCGGGGGAGGGGAGGGCTTCCTCACCGGCCCGTGGGATAGGCTTCTCTGATATGAGGATTCGCTCTCGTCTGGCCTCTAGATTTCTTACATCCTGAACTGCCTGTCGGTACCGTACTTGGAGACCGCCAACCTTAGCACCAGGCCCTCTCGCCATTGTTGTTGCACTTGTGGCCGCTATAACCCCGCTAGAAGGCAAAGCGGCAGGAACAGATGCCGCCCTCCGTGTTGCTACGCTTTCCGGAATTCCCGCTGCTCCTATGGCACCCCTCCTGCCGACTGCTCTCAGTCCTCCTGCCAGTGCTGCTTTCGACAAACCACCAAAAATACCGATACCGGGAAAAAGCTCAAAGGGGGAAAAGAGCGCCCCAAGCACAACTTCTGTTAATCCACTCATCTCTCCGGGCACTTCTTCTGACTGTTCATATGCGAGGGCCAGTGAGGACACAGCATCCATACCACTTTGCCTGTGTATCTGGTACCTCTTAGAAACGTGAGGGTCCTCTATACCAAAATGAGGAGAAACTTCCACCAACCCCCTCAGAGGTAAAGTGGCTTCCTCTACTGCCGCAATTGCTCTCAATTCTTTTTCAAACGCCTTTCCCAAACCGGCCAGTGACTTTTGCCACCACGGAACATCTTGAGGAAGTTCCTTGACTGCACGAACCGCCTGCTCCAGCCTGCTTCCCTCATCTCTTGTCAAACGTCTTCCTGCTTCCTCTGCACCCTCAAAAACTCCAAGATTGGGCCATAGTCTTAGAGATATGAGCGGATTAACCGCCCCAGCAGTAATTCTCTTACTGCGCTCTGCCCAGTCATCTATATCCCAAAAGCTGGTGCCCTCAGCCACTGTTTCAGTGGTCAGTGGATATATTTGGCCGGTTGGTCCTGCCACTGTGCCAGCCTTGCCATAGTACTTTGAGCCGACACTGAACGGTCGAATAGCCGGTGGATCCAACCAATCCTCAGCCCATTCAGGAAGGTCCGTAGGAACAAATCCGCCGAAGTATCTTCCTATGGGCCCAGTAGCGTCTTCACGGCTGTCAGTAGGAGGGGGGGGCATATCGCGCCGTTGGAAAAACGCAGGAAGCCGTTGGGAAAACGCAGGAATAGGGATGGGTTCCTGAACGTCTTCACCACTCTTCCTCCGCCGAAGTATCTTCCGTTGCTCTGACTTTGGTGTATGAGGCATTTATACGAACCTCGGCCTTCCTTTGCGACGTAGCCTTCTAGCCTTCCTCATCTCCATAATAGGCGGAAGGGTCGCTATCCTCTCCTCGAACGCTGGCATAAACTCTACAGACTCTGCTTCGGCAGTAGCCCGCATACCCCTGATCATATCCTTCAGTGCGATTCCGCCATGCTCTTCTTCATCCCACCCCCCTATCACTGGCTTGTCTATTGACGACTCTGGGTTCCAAGCAGCCATCTCTGTCTCCCAGGCATCTATCTCTGCCTCCCTGGCAGATCTCATGAGGGCAGTTGTCCTCGCAGCCCTGGCATCCTGCACACCCCTCCTGAACTCCGGCAAGAACCTCCTGGCCTCCTCACGGAGATAGGGCACTAGGTTCCTATCGCCACCGGCCCTCCTATCGATCATAGCCTCCATCTCGGGCCCCAGGTCAGTATCCCCGAAACCTCTCGGGAGAGAAACGGCAGGAGTGGGATACATCGAAACGGGGAGGGCTTCCACACCGCCCATACTAGGCATCCTCTGAAAGGCTGTGGTTTGTGCGGGAGTCCGACGTTCAGGGGCAATGGGTATGAAGGGAGGAACGGAAGGGTCGCGCTGGGCTGCCAATACCTCCAAATCAGGTAGCTCCGTACCCGGAATCCCCGACGGCTCAAATGGTTTAACCCGCCCTTCATCTAACTCTGGTTCCGTCGGGAAGCCGGGGGGCTCAGTCGGGTACGGTCGTGGGTATCTCGCAGGCTCCTTCAGGCCCAAGTGCTCCATGACAATAGCCGTAGGGTCTTCACCAGTCCTGTTGGCAATATCTTGGAGAACTTCGGGAACATTCCACTGATCAAGTATCACATCAATCTGAGAAATACCGTCTACCACCCCCCCATAACCCATCTGGTACAGGAGGCTCTCCAATCCGGCTCTGCCTCCTGAGACAACGCCCTGCGACTTCTTCTCAGTATGGAATCTCTTTATCTGAGTGGGATTGGCATCCAGATATCGTGACAGACCTTCGACACCTCTCTGCCTCACGAATTGTGCCAGCCAGTCCTTCCTATCTTCTGTGAGGTCTTCGGGCCTCAGTCCCCACTCCGGGTGTTGGAAAAGGAAATCCTCAATAGCGGCAGCGGCACCTTGGGGTGTTGCTAACGCCTCTCGTCGCTCCTGTGTTGTTTCACCCCTTACTTCAGCCTCTTTGTCCTCAAGTAGTTGTCTGGCCCTATCAAACTTACTGAGATAATTATCAAGAAGGTCTGCACCACCCTGGGACGAACCCGCCGCCCTCGAATAGTCAGCTAGCCTGCGCTTCAAATCCCTGAAGCTCTCAACTGTGATCTGGTCCTGGAAAATACCGAAATTGGCTAAGACTTCTTTGACCTCCGGGTCATTAGCCTCTATCCCTTTCACACTTCCGAACTCTTTGTTCCGCTTTAACTGTTCCTTATTTTCAGCAACCCACCTACGCACATCATTCAGATCGCGGCCCTCCCCTATCAGGAGTTCGATGTGATCCGTTAAAGAGACGTAGTCCTCTGACGTGATGCTGCTTTTTGTCAGGCCGTTTTGTTTTAGGGCCTTTTCGGCGACCGCCACAATATCTGGAGGAGGGGCCTTCGCTGCCGCCTCTTCCTTGTGTCTCCCCATTTCCCGAGGCATCTCATCAATAGCCAATTGGACCCGTTGGAAAAGATGCACGGCCACCAGGCCCGTATCGGCACCATCAAGAATTAGAGGATCCCTGACATTCTCAATATTCTCTATGGTGTTGCTGCGCCATGCTTGGAAGGCTTCCCAATCCCCCGGTTCGACCATCTCTCCTTTAGTGTTCCGAATACTTCTCTCACTGATTATCTTGTCTACGATATCCTCAGCGGTCCTGAGATTGCCGTTGTCGTCAAGGAGAAGCCTCTCTGCGGTTAGCTGGAATTCCGCAGCCTCCCGCTCGGCTGGCGGAGTCACGATGTCAAAGAAGATGCGCCGGACAGCAGGGTTGTCTGAGTCATCCATCTTCTCGAACTGCCGGAAGAGCTTCGGGGCACCCGTAACCCTCCCCAGGCGCGCCTGAGCGTCTGCCTCAGGCATGATGTGGGGCATTGAGTCTTCCAGGCGATCCAAAGCATCTGGATGGGTCTCAAGCCATCTCTCAAACTCAAATCTGAGTCCACCATGTCTTGAACTAATGATGTACTGTATGGCCTCTTGCATCTGGAGAGCGCGAGTGGCATGGTGGGGGAAAAGAGCTATCTCGCGTCTACGGGCCGCAATGGCGGAGTGCAGGTCAGCCTCTTTGCCCGCAAACATCGGATCGTCAGCTTCGATAGAGGAGTCTAGAATACTAGTGGCTATGGTTTTTCTGTACTCATTCCTCTCGTAGTCAGTTAAGGGACTCACTCCCCCCGGCAATTCGTCGATGATCTCATCGAGGATCACTCCAACATCTGTAGCAGTGGTGCTAGCAGGACGCCCCAGAACTTCTCGCTCTTGGCCTTCTCCTTCGATAAGCTCACGCTCGGCGGGGGTTACATTCAAGCCCCCGTAGACTCCCTCACCTATATCGATCTGCCGTTGAAGGTCCTCTTCCGCTTTTCTACTCATCCCCCTGAGATAGTTGATCCTTGCGGCGAGATCTTTTTTCAGTGCGGCGAGATCTTCTTTCAGTTGTTCCAGTGTCGGTTCGGCCATGATTTACCCTCGGAACCTGAGATCGCTCATCCTGATGCCGTACTTGCTCAACATCTTCTGCGCTTCGCTCCGGGGACCGCCTCGGAAGTGACCGGAGGTGTTCATCGTCTCGACCCTTCCCTCTTCCCGGTCTGCCCGGTTCTTCATCATCATATGTTTCGATATGATCCGTCTGATTATTCGGTTCCCGACATTACTTCGTCTTGCCATCAGACCATCCCGCCCCTGGGGGGCGTCGGAACGTCGGGGGTGATGCCCTGCGGCAGGTCTCTCAGGTTCTCGGTGCTACCCCTCTCGGGCCCCCTGGTGAACGCGGTCCTGCGACCGTCCGCATTGAGTTGCTCTGCCTGCTGGCCCAGAGCACTGCCGTACTCCTCTCCCAGACCCAGCCTACGCGCTGCCTGACGGGCGAGTTCCGCACGGAGATTCGGGTTCTGCATCACCTCGTCCTCGTAGAGCCGGTCCATCTCCTCCGAGACCGTACCCTGCGCGTGTCTGTCGAGATACGTCTCATGGCTCATTAGGTTCAGTTGGACCTGGCGCATATCCACCTCTTGCTGCTGGAGCTTTATGACCGGGTCTATGTCCTCGAACATGATGTCCACGTTGTAGTTGCCCTGTATGTCGCTGCGACGTATGACGTGGCCGTAGGCCCCGATGCCCTCGGACAGGGTCGGGGAGGTGTCCACTAGTCTGAGGATGCGCCTGCCTATCTCGGACGACAGGTGGGTTATCTGGGTCACGGTCTCCACGAACTTCTTCCCCGCTGCGGTCTGTATCGCTGCCTGCTGACCCACTGTGGTCACACCCGGTATCCTCACGCCGCCCAGGCTGCGGGAGTAGGTGCCCTCCTCGATGTCCTCGGCCTGCTCCCTGCCGATCTCGAACATGGCGCGGTCAACGTCGGGTGTGGGCAGTATCCCTATCTCACCCTCCTCGGCCTGGGCTATGCCGCCCCGTAGCTGGTCCCGAAGCTCCTCGGGGCTGCCGGAGGTCCTCATGCCCACGAAGCTCTTACGCATCAGCAGGTTGTGCTTGGCGCTGTCTCCCTGGGACTGGGCACGAAGGCTGTCCCGTACCCCGTGGAGTATACCCACGGCGCTGTGCCGGGGATTGCCGGTGCCGTTGACAGGCTCCATCCCGAATCCCGCCAACGTGTGCAAGAAGGGCAGCATACGCATACCGTTCTTCTCGACGTACAGCATCTGTGGCTCGGAGCCATGCTCTCCGCTCGCGGCCCTGACGGCGTGCCAGTACCGGGACCAGTAATGCTGGACTATCACGGGAGAAGAGGGGTCCTGGTTCTTGAGCCGGTACACCTCCGAGTTCTTCCTGCTCTTCTTCTTGTACTCACTGAGTTCTAATACCCGGTATGCGGGCATGGCCTCTATCTTTATCGCCTCGTCCGGGTCCCTCTCACAGACATCCATGAGAACACTGGTCGGATGTGGGACGTTTATCCTGATGGGGTTCCAGAACGATGCCTTGGTATCTCTCTGGCGATTCTCGAACTCCTCGTCGGTCTCGTTCCTCATGCGTTTGCGGGCGTCTATCCGGTCCTGCATCAGACGTCCATCCAGTATCGGGGCCTCGAACACGAAGTACCCGTAGTGGGTCAGGTACTTCGCCGCCATCCTCCAGGGGAGGGACATCTCCCTGAGAGACGACTCCCGTATGACCGCTGCGAGTCCGTCCCGGAGACGGTCGGTCCTCTCCTGGGCATCCCCCGCTTCTCCCACCGTGTCTCGTTTGACGTTGGGGTGGTAGATCATCTGGGTGTCCACGGCGTGGTCCACCAGGTTCCGGGGCCTCGATCGACGGTAGGAGGGACGGTCTCTGAACTGACGTTCGTCCCAGACATCGAACTCCAACTGGTAGAAGGAGTCGTAGTCCGCCCACTGGTCGTGGGCCTGTTGCCACATCCGATGGTAGTACCCTATCGCGTCTGCGACACGCTTCTCGTCAGGCATCTGTTTGATATCCATTATTCCCTGTTCACCATATAGCGGGCATGAGTACCGACTCTCTCGAAGGGGAGTGCGCCCTGCCACGCGCCTGCCATGCAACTCCCAGGGCCATCGGGTAGTCGTCGTGGGCACCCTCCATCGCCTGCGGTCGGTCCCCCTTGTTCGGATCGTAGATCACCGAGTAGAACTGGGACAGACCGGCCTTGTTGGGGATCATTACGTGGTGGTTGTCGATGGCCTCTCGCAGGTCGTTCCAGAGTATCGGGCGGCTCCTGCCGTCCGTGTGGAACCCGACCACCTCGGAGCCCCTGCGGGTCTTCTGCTTGAACAGACGGGGGTAACGGGCGTCCTGGGCGGCGTCTATGACGGTCTTCCCCCACTCGTTGTCCTCTATCGCCCACACGGGGTTCCCGTACTCTGCCAGCATACCGATCGACTGGTAGGTGAAGTCGTCCGGCTGTATCGAGTTGGACATTATGTCCGCCACGACATATCCCGTGTCCCGGTCTAGGACCACCGTCACGGAGTAGTCCCGTCCCACCCCGTGGCCAGTGTCGGAGCCTGCTGTGTAGCGTTTGCGGTGCTGGTGGTTCTGATAGATGTTGATGGGGCCCCTGCGCGTCACGGGTTTCTTGCAGTCCTGCTCCATCTGACGGAGAACGTCCTGGTCGAACACCGACAGAGCGCGTGCGGGGGCCAGGGCCTCGTCGGCGCTCCTCGGGTACTCCTGCTCCATGTACAGGTCGATACCCATCTCCTGGGCCTCGGGGAGGTCTCCGGCCTCCTCTTTGGTCCTCCGATACCACTCCTCGTCACGTCCCGGTCGGGAGGTCCACGGGATGAAGAACGTGACCCAGCCGTTCCCCGGAGAGCCCCGGTAGACGTTCTTGAACAGCGAGACCGCCTTGCGTTTGTTGACGGTGGAGACCATGACCATCTGACCCCCGGCGTCGATGGTCGGCTTCACCGCGAGGTAGTTCGCGTCCATGTACTTGTGGAACTCAGCCTCGTCTTGGACAACGAGCGTGACGGCAGGCCCCCTACCCGCATCCTCCGTGGAAGGGAGCGCCACTATCCGGGAACCAGCCTCTCCCTTGACGGTGAAACTCCCCCCACTGTCCTGCCCGATGACCTCCAACCAGATCGGGGGTAGATTCTTGTAGATGAACTTGGCCTTCGACAACAGGTCCTGAGCTTCCAACTCCCCCTTGGACAACTCCATGACCTGGGCACCGCTCCGGAACAAGAACAACCACACCACATACGCACTTATCGTCCACGACACCCCGACCTGACGGGCCTTCAGGACGTTGATCAACCGCTCGTTCTCCAACAAACGGGCGAACTCCATCAGATGAGGCCACTTGACGAATAACGTCTTCCCCCCCTCCCGACCGAGCAAGGGCTGGGGAGGCTCCATGATGTAGACCCAGTCCAGGAACTCGACGAAACTCCCCGAGGCAGCCTTGTACGCCGCCGCATAACCCAACTGCTCCCGCTGTGCCGCCGTCAATGTTCCCGTAACCACCGGGTCACATCTCCTCTCACTCCCATATCAGGAATAACACAAAACAGAACTCCTAACAACTCCGGATATGATACAATCAACCCGATGCCTCCACATGGCATCGCCTCCTGAGCCAGGGCCTCGGTGGGTACCAACCGAACCCGCCGAGGTCCTTGACTCTTCCCACCCCAAACCACCCGGGAACACCAGACCAGGTCACCGCTCCACATCCCCTCCCAGCCGAGATGAACCAGATCGACAATCCGGACAGATGATGTCCTGACAGACATAACTCACGCCAGGAACCCCCAACTCCTCACCACAGACCCCGATGTCCTCCCCCGTCCCCTCAATCCCACACTCATCACACTCCACCAACTCTCCCTGTATCATAACTCCCCTCCCAAGAAACCAAACTCCCAAATAAGCCAAACTCTGTCTGTGGGATTTAGGAGTCCCCTGATACCTCTGGGACTCCGACGCGCGTTCCTCTGTCCGTATCGCGCTCCCCCGATACCGCCGTGGCCTACCCTTGCAGGCCCCTAGCTGCCACACACAGCGTCCCTACCAGGCAAGGCGTCCAATCCCCTACCAGACGTCGTTTCCGTCGCTCTCTGTTGAATCCTGGTCACCCTGGCTCCCATCGCCTAAGCTCCCAGGCTTGACCCCCCCGGCCAGCCTGGCCACGTCGCCATCGTCCATACCATCCAGGTGGGCGACGAGCGCCCTGATCGAAAGCTCCACTTCCAACCTATCCCCGAACATACCCGCAGTCTTGCCTAGCAATTCGTCTACCCTGACAGCCACGCCTAGCTGTGGTGTGGGAAGGCCCTTAGCCTGAAGCCTATCCTCTTGGAGCATGGCTATAACTTGCTCAGGGCTCACGCCGCTAGCTTCCAGGGCAGCAGAGCGTAGAGACTCTACCCTTGCGGCTACTATGCTCTTATGTAGCGTCTCATGGGCAGAGCGCCAAACGGTAGTCTCCGCCATGTTCTGAGTCGAGTACGCTTCCCTATAAGCCGCGCTCGCATTGCCGCCGTTGCTCACGTACTCCCTGGCGAATCTCTCCTGCTTAATGGTGATTGGTCGTGGCATCAGTTAACTCCTCGGGTATCGGCGTTCTGGTGTCCAGACAATCATACACCTTGACATAGTTATATCAGTATGGTACTGTTCCTTCTGTCCCGCATAATCACGTCCAAACACAAGCGAGCACGGAGAAGCACAGAGCACCAACACTACACGGACCGGGCAGCCAGACATACGCCCTTAACCCAAACCCCAAAATGGCGGTTACCAATAACGGGATTAGCGATCCCTGCGGCACGGATACGGGGAATCAGGGATTGGGACCCTGAGATTCAACACAGACCAAAACCTCTTAACTGTGTTACGGACGGTAGCGGTAGCGCGCGCCCGTCCGTAGTGAGTCGCCGGAATCGACCGGCCCGACGAGGGTGCCACGAGGCATCTAGAAACTTACATCACCCTAAGGAGGCGATGCATGACTGAGACTGAGAGTAGACGGCTCGGCCAGTACCATACTGGCCAGAAGACTGTTGTGGTAGGCGTCAGGATGCCCGTAGAGACACGCGACAGGCTGCGCGAGAAGGTCGCTGATAGCGATAAGGGCAGCGTGTCGCAGTACGTAGAGTGGTTGATCGAGACGCAGAGCCTCCGAGATCGCTGAATCGACGTACAGCGGTTATAGCGGTTCATAGTGTGTATGGACACCACTTGACCACCTAAACCCTCGCTACGATCGATCTGTTAACAGAACGTCCGTACTGACAAGTGCCAGCATCGGGGCTAATCGATGTAAAGGAGCTAAAGCACTGATGACGAACCTCCTCGGTACAAGCTACAAGCTGGACAAATCAAACGCAGTCGGGGCGGCACTATCGGAGCCAATCTTGAACGCCGTGATGTATCTGGCACCATCCGATAGCGGTGGCCTTGGCAACCTCTGCCCATGGGCGACTGACGGCTGTAGAGCGGTTTGCCTTGGCATCGGTTCCGGAAGAATGAACCAAGGCGCTAATGCCTTGGCAAGTCGTGAATTCGATTGGGCGAAAACCACAGTATCCAAGGCAATGATATGGCGCACGGAAATGTTCATGAAACGCCGACCAGCGTTCAAGGCTAAACTCGACACCGAGGTTGGCGCGCTCAGAGCTAAGGCGCTCCGCCAAGGCATGAAAGCTGCCGTGAGGTTGAACGGCACGACCGATATCGTCTGGGAGAAGGTATATCCGGAATTGTTCGCCAAGTACCATGACGTGATTTTCTATGACTACACCAAGGCTCCGATATCAGTGCGCTCCACTGCACCCGCAAATTACCACCTAACATTCTCATACGCCGAAACAGCGGCTAATCGTTATCGTGCAAATGGCTGGTTGGAATCTGGTAAGAACATTGCAGTCGTATTCGATACCGCCAAGGGTGAAGCGCTACCAGAATCATTCCTGAGCCACAAGCTACGCCGTGCGATACCAGTGATCGACGCCGATTCGGATGATATGCGATTCCTGGATGCACCCGGGGTTGTGGCAGGGCTCAGAGCCAAGGGTGCCGCAAAGCACGACAAGAGCGGGTTCGTGGTAGCAGTCGAAAACCAGAACGGCACAATGATTGGCATAGGTAGCTAGATATACGGGTACAGCGGCCATAGCAACCACAAGCGCCGGGAATCCAGCGGCCAAACTGGACAAGGAGCTAACCATGAACGCCTACGTCTACAAAGCGGCCATCTACTGTGGAGATTGCGGCCACGCGATCCAGCGCCAGCTCCTGGCCGACGGTAACGGATATGTCCCTTCAAGCTGGCCCAATGATTCCGAGTTCTGGCCCCAGGGCCCATACGTAGACGGTGGCGGCGAAGCCGATAGCCCAAACCACTGCGATAGGTGCCTTGTTTTCCTTGAGAATCCGCTCACTGATGACGGCGAAAAATACACGGTAGACATTGCCAATACAGGCACCGGCCAATACCTTCACGAGTGGCGCGACTTCTACGCCTACCTCTGGGCCCGATAGCACCCACATAGCGCCAACGCCGGGCTAACGGCGGGGGAGGATGAGACATGGCAACGTATAACGCGGACGCGATACAGGCGGCGATTGACCGGGACCCGGCCATCGGCAAGGCCGAAGCTTCGGCCATCCACGCCCTGCTTCGGGGCCGCACCAGGGCCGAGCCGGAGGTCGAGGTCGAGGCGGTGCATACCTGTGGTGGGCCGGTGTTCGGACGGCTGACGGGCGGCTGTCCCAGGTGCGACGAGCTTCGAGCCGGGGCCGCACCTAGGCAGGGATGGGGCCGCTCGTCCAGGTATGACGGGCACGCAACCGGGCCACACTCCTGCCAGGAGTCCAAATGTGCGCCCATATGCACCTGGGGCGACTGGTAGACAGCTAGAGACACATAAGCGCCAGCGTCGGGCCAACGGCGCGAGAAGGAGACAACGATGGATAAATGGGATCACATAGGATCAGGATTGGCGATGAGAAGGTTGCCAGAGAAGAAAAAGATTGGTGATTTGTGGAAAGAGGAGCCTCGGTGGTCATCGAAAATAGGCCAGTGGAAAGTGCAGTTTCCGAAAGGGATCGGAACCTTCCGGACAAAGCGCGAGGCTATGCTATGGGTGGATCAATTGCAGAGGGACTAGACGGCTGAGAGGCCGGGGCTTCGGCCCCGGTAAAAGCCCCAGACCAGATGTCTCAAGGACTGGTCAAATTACAGGGCGGGAGACGGAGACATGAAGAAGTTCACGGGATACGGCCCCGGCTGGAATCGGTGCGAGTGCGGTCAGCCGCTGAGACGGACGAAGGCAGACAGCCTCGTCCATCGCTACCCCATCCACGGCCAGCGGATGCACGACCTCGTCATGCGGAAGAAGGCCGAGGCCGCTGTCAGGGTGCTGGCATGAGCGTCGTGGAATGCCCGATAGAGGGGACGTATCTGGTCAGGGACGAGACGCAGCCGATCCCGTTCGGCCAGACCGAGTCGAGCTTCTCGGTGGTCGTCCACCGGTATCGGTTCGGGTGGGTCTGCGAGGGTTGCGGGTCGGCGACCGGGACGACCCGCCCGGAGTGTAGGCATATAGCGGCAGCGAAGGGGTCTATCTAATGAAGCAACTGAACGAAGTTACATGGCTGGTAGTCGATGAGTTAACGCACGATTGGGAAGAGTTGAGAGAGCGATGGAGGTCGACGCCGACCGGCAAGGAACGGCGCGAATATAGGATGGTCAGTCCGGCAGAGCTTGAAGCTGAAACGTGGGCAAGATATGGCTTTGACGACCTCGACAGCTATTACGCCGACGGCCACGGGTTCATTGACTACCTCCAGACGGTCGGACTCCGCACGGCCATCGAGTCGGTCGACTGGACACAGGTGATTGAACAGTTGGAAAAGGACAGAGGGAGTTAAGCCCGAAGCGTCGCCCCGGCATCCAGTCGGGGCGGGTCTCATAACGGGCCGGTGGTTCGGGCCACCGGCAAGAATCTGAGATGGGAGGGAGGGAGACGGAACGGCCCGACGGGGTGGGCATTGGCGATGTCATAGACGCCGCTACGGGCCGCTCAGGGGCCACGGCGGCGATAGCAGAGGAGGACTGACCATGTATAGGACACACCACGAGGCAGAGCGGGATATAGGCATCATGGGTGGCGGGTGGGTAGACGCTACCATCCACCCGTGGTTCGAGGAGGCCACATTCGATTATGACGAGCCGTCTGGGTATGGCGGGTGGTTTATCCATGCCCTTGATGCCTCTACCCATATGCCAGCAGTGTTCACCGGCCCCGATGACCCGCAAGCGCATACCGCATAGGCACAAAACCCTAGCCCCCTGGCAAATCATGGCTCTATGAGCCTGCCAGGGCGGCTAACGACGATAGCAGTAACAGAGGGAGAGGTTGACATATGGAAGGCGTAGCGATAATCAAGCATCGTAGTGGTGACCTGTATGCCTACGAGGAGAATAGTCTCACCGGTTCCAGGGGCTATGGCCCTCTGCACCATTCTGAGGTGCCGACCAGCCCGACCGAGGTGTTGGACATCCTGGACAACAATGCGGGGCTTGACCTAGAGGCTGACGGGAGCTGGTTATGGGACGAGCTAGAGGCGGGACGGGCCGTCCCAGTAGCGACACCGGACACCAACTACCCAATCGGCACTTCCAGCTGGAAGGGAGGATGACATGAGAAACCTGGACGAGACTATTCCTGAGACCATCGACCTGACGCCGCACTGGCCTGGGATGTTTCGATATGCCGTCGCGCTATGCAGGAACGGTCTATCGCAGGGCGAAGGGCGCGACCTAGTGGTTGAGATGCTGGAGTTTGGTGCCAGACTAGAGGCCGCAAGAACCAAGGCCACCGGCCAGGAGGAGTGATGCCCTGCTATGAGGTTCGGACAACGACCGTGGAATTCCGGGCCGTCGATGCCGAGCTACTCGCCGAGGCGCTGATGGATACCGGACTCGCCTCTGATCAGGCCCAGGCCCACGCCCAGGCCAGGCGGGTGGTCGAGACCGGGACGCTGACAGTCCCGCAAGGCCGGGAGGGCCTGATCGATGCGACCAAACGTAGCTACGCCGCTATGGCCGTCCGGCAGGCGGCGAAGCGGTACGGCTGGGGAGTGCGGCAGAGCGGCAACAAATACACGATGGCGAGGAGGTGAGAATGGATAGTATCCAGGTCGAGATATTGAGCGATGGCACCCTCAGGATCACCACCGAGGGTATCGGCACGGCGAACCATCGCAACGCCGATGATCTACTCAGACTGGTGGACCAATTGATGGGCGGCGCAACTACGTCAAAGCGCAACCCGGTGGCTCGCAGCCACCGGCACAACAGCACACACAACAGCACGAGGAGGCACGCATCTAATGGCCGATAGACTCGCAGACACAACCGTGATCCTGTCGTTGAAAATCTCAATCCCGGGCAACCGCCGCAGAGTGGCCTCGGGACTGGTGGAGGTGGACGCAGACAAGGACTCGATCAACGTGAGCAAGGAATTGCTGAGATCCCCGGACCTTGCACGGCTGACGGCCCTCGATACCGAGCTACGCCACTGGCTGTACGCTCGTAGCCTGCCGAGTCGAGCACTCAAAAATGGCATGTACCGTGTCCCACTGTCCACGGTCGAGGAGTTTGAGACGTACCTGGAAACCTACCAGGAGAGGCGACGTGAGTGCATCGACCGTTTCATCGACGCATACCCGGCACTGGTGGAGCAGGCACGCGAGACGCTGAGAGACCTGTTCGACGCCGAGGACTACCCCCTGGCAGAGGTGATACGGAGATCGTTCGGCGTTGAATACTCATACCTCACGCTGGACACCCCGAAGAGCCTATCCAACGTATCGGCAGCACTGCTGGCGCGTGAGAGGGCCAAGGCGATCGAGCAGGCCAAGTTGGAGGTCCTCGAGATCCAGCAGGCCATGCGCGAGGAGTTGGCTGCCCTCCTAGACCATGCCGTCGAGAGGCTGGGGAGCGAGACGGGGGGCAAGCGCCGGGGCAAGCCGAAAATGTTCAAGGACAGTTTGATCGCCAACATGAATGAGTTCTTCAGGACGTTTGAGGGGCGGAATGTGGTGGGCGATCAGGAGCTTGCGGGTCTGGTGGGCGAGGCCCAAAAGATCCTATCGGGTACGAATCCCAACGAGCTACGCAGGAACTCGACGGCCAGAGCCGTAACCCGGAATTCCCTGGCGGCGGTGCGGACGATCATGGACGATTCGTTGATGATCAAACCCACCAGGCTGATCAGCTTCGAGGACGAGTCCTAGCCAAAATACACAGGAGGCGTTTTGCAATGACAGGCATAGAGTCACAGTTCAGGGCCGCACGGCGGGTATCTACCCCGCTGGTGGCCATCCAGACGGCAGATCCGCAGGCCACGATGGCATCGTGTTGCACATGGATGAACGGGGATACGGCGATACTCGTATGGGATATCGTCCGAGGCACTAGGGCTCTGGGCGCTGCCGGGGCAGCCGCCTGGAGCGAGATCTCGGGAGAGGTGGAGACCGTTGGCCCCGCCGGTCTCATAGACACGCTGATCTTCCTTGGGAAAATGCCAGACAGGACGGCGTTGTTTGTCTTGAACGCGCATCGTATCTTGGCCGATGACCCGGCCATCTCCCAGGCCGTATGGAACGTGCGTGATCCCTCCAAGGCGCAGGGGCGGATGGTGATCCTACTCGCCCCCACCATCGATCTCCCGGCGGAGCTTGACCAGGACGTGTTGGTGATGGACGAGCCCCTGCCGGACGTACAGGCCCTGAGTGAGATCGTTCGACAGTCGCACCAGGATGCGGGGCTGGAGCCAGACGGCAGGCTGGAGTCCGCCGCCGAGGCTCTGACAGGGCTATCGGCATTCGCAGCCGATCAGGCCTCGGCGATGTCCATGACCCCGGACGGCGTGGACCTGGAGATGCTCTGGGACAAAAAGCGGCAGATGATCGACGCTACCCCAGGCCTGACGATCTGGCGCGGAGCGGAGTCCTATGACCGCATCGGCGGAGCCGAGAACATAAAGGGCTTCCTCCGACGCATCCTGGCAGGCAAACGCGCACCCAGGGCGATAGTGTTCATCGATGAGATCGAGAAGGCGATGGCGGGTGCCAGCGGGGGCGGCAATGACTCCTCTGGGGTGAGCCAGGACTACCTCGGCGTGATGCTGGAGTACATGCAGGATACCCAGGCCACGGGGATGATCTTCGTTGGTCCCCCCGGCGCGGCCAAGAGCGTCATGGCCAAGGCCGCTGGCAACGAGGCGGGTATCCCCACGCTCAAGCTCGACCTGGGAGGGCTGAAGGCCGCTGGCGGCGGCCTGGTGGGCGGTGCGGAGCGTACCATACGCGCCGCACTCAAGGTAGTGACGGCGGTGGGTGCTGGCGAGGTCATGTTCATCGCCACGTCCAACAAGATCACCAATCTGCCCCCGGCACTCCGACGGCGCTTCAGCCTCGGGACGTACTACTTCGACCTGCCCGATGCGGACGAGCGAGCCGCCATCTGGAACGTGTACGAGGACACCCCCGGCGACCATCCCGATGACGATGGCTGGACGGGGGCGGAGATCGAGAAATGCCTGGACATCTCGGATCGGATGGGATGTACCCTGGAGATGGCGTCCGAGTTCATAGTCCCGGTATCCCGAGTTGATCCGGAGGGCGTCCAGGCCCTACAGCGTCAGGCCCACGGGCGCTACATCTCGGCGTCGCATCCCGGCGTGTATCGGATGCCAGACGCCCAGGCGACCGCCCCGGCCACGGGGCGGCTGCTGAACAAATAACAGGAGGAATCCACATGGTAGCGAGGAAATACACCAAGAGGCATTGGGACGAGTTCCAGCGATTGGTTGCAACTGGCATGGGCGAGAACTCCGCCCTGAGAGAGTTGGGTATCCCCAGTGGGAGTCTGGGCGCATTGAAGGCACGCTTCGGCAGCCGGGAGCCAGCGGCCCTACCGGAGGAGCCGATCAGCCCCCCGGTGCCGAGCGAGTCTATCGGAGATTTGGAGCGAGCACTGAATGACCACGCCGAGGAACTGCTCGCACTCGCGTCGCAGATGTCCGAGCTAACCAAACACGTTCGCGGCCTGGCCCTACTGGACGCAATCATGGGCCAGCTAGCGGAGAAGCATCGGGAGTCATCAGTCCTACGCCACCGCCTTGAGGCCGCTGAGGTCAAGCTCATCGAGAGAGCGATGGTGATTCACTCTAATGACTAGACAGGGACCGAGAGAAAAAGCAATGAGAGAGGCCGATTCCGCAGACATTGCACGGGACCAAGCCAACGCCGAGGAGGGCGAGATGCAACACGATCAGCAGCGCCATATCAGGAGGACCGGCAAGGCCCGAGACCTCTTGGATATGGTAGCCGAGGCATGGGACGAGGCGCTATGCGACATCAGCGGCTGTGACGCTATCGCAGTGGACCACACATCTCCGGATGAGGGTACGTCCATCTCGGTCTGCGAGGGGCACCTCGCTACATGGGAGCATCGCCGGGTGGAGATGGACCTCGACACGATCGACGAGGACCACGATATGGGGAAAAGGGATCTGACGAGCCCATTCGATGACCGCTGGGAGTAGCCAACAACAACGCCAGGAGACACATAGGGAGGTTCAAATGAACGATGGTGAGGATACCGCAGTACCGACCAACAACAACGCCCTGACGCCGGTAGAGGCCGCCAAGATCCTGGGGCTGCATGAGGGCACCGTCCGGCGGCTGGTGAGAGAGGGGAAGATCGAGGCGTTCAGGGCCGGGGTGAAGGGGGGCGTCATCCGCATCCCCCCCTCGGCTCTCGCACGCTACATCGAGGTGAACACTACACTGATATGACGGGTGGGTCTCCAACACATAGTGCTACGCCATAGCTGGAAAAAATAGAAATAGGAGGAGTGATGTACACACTAGGAACGATTCTCTACGATCGGAATCCCTGTAGGCATGACAGGCGCGACAGTGACCCGAAGAAGGATTGCTTCCACAACGGGGCAGAAGTGGTGCTGGTATTCCGCCAGGGTCACGGGGTACTGGTGCAGAACGCCAGGGGATTAGTGCGGAGGCTAGCCCCAAACTCCATCGGCACCGAACGCTTCGGAGAGTGACCCCTTGACGGTGGGGTGGGAGGCGTTATCCTCCCATCCCACCGTGATCATCGTATTATCCGCCTCTCCCCACCGCTTCTCGACCGAGCACCGCCAGACATCTTTGTCATCCGCCACCAGTATCCCGGTCAACCCATCCAGCACACCGGCCAGTATATTGTTGCCATCGGGTTTGTTGGTCGCAGCCTCTCCCATGCGGGCCTTCCGACGTTTCTTCGACCAGCTAGACGGCATACGGCGAGTGATGCGGATGTGTACCTCGACCGGCCCCTCGACCAACCGCAGTCCCGCCTGTAGCCCGTGTTCTGCCACCCGCACCTGATACAGACCCACATCAGGCGAGTAGACAGTCCCAGTGGCTCGGTTAAACCGTGGCCGAGCTTTTCCGGCTGGCTTCCCCGGCACCCGGAATGTCAATGTGGTCATCCTGTACCGCCTCCCGAATCTGCGCCCTGACCCATTGAGAGAACGTGGTCTGAGCATTGACCAACATATGCCGGAACGCATACATATCGTCCGCATCCAGATGCACCGTCGTGGTCACGTATCGTTTAGTCATCCGACCCCCCTGATGTTATGGAATTCAACAGATCACCTCCGCCAGCACCGCACCGGCAAACTTTTCTCTCGCTGTACGAACCGTGTCTTTCCTGATGTCCAGCCATTTTCCACGACGCCTCTATGTTCAGCCCCCCCAGTGAGTGCCACCAGCGTCCGCACGGCCCCCTTAGCCATTCAGCATCGAGCCATTCAGCATCGCTGCTTACAGATGCTCGGATCACCTCTGCTACCAGCAGCAACTCAGGTTCCATATCGTCCCCCTGGAGAATCAGGCCCCGTCTGGACTCTCAATCCGAGGGTCTGGACGGGGTCCTTTTTTGCGTTCTGCGAATGCCCATCGCAACATAGTCCTCCTATCATCTCGCTGAGTTCTCGATAAGCCGTCTTTCCCACTGCTGGTACAACGCCATTCCCAAGTGCTCTGAGCTGATCACCCACCCCAGCGGGAGCCCCATCAGCATCTCGACAAAACGTGGGGAGAGCCTGCGGCATGACGGAGAGCAAGTATGCCCATCCGGCGTGGTCGTTGGGGCCTGGGGGATAGAGCGGGAGTCCTGCGTGGGCCAGTTCCCCGCCGCCCGAGGCAGGGTGACGCTGTGCATCGACCCCTCTCTGACCTGGCTCGACTCCAGGTTGTTCGTGAACGTGTCCGCTGTGGTCGGCGTGGGCCAGTTGGATGCCGCCATCCCCAGCGTCAGGCCGAATCCGTTGCCGTTGATCCCCTGTTCCTTGATTCGCTGGCGGCGTTCCTTCCAGGTTGTGTCCGAGTCGTTCTGTGGCCCCGCATTCGGCGTGGGCCAGTTCCGAGTTTCTGTCGCCAAGTTGGTCTGTAGCATACGTCCTGTCTGCTTGTTGTAGAGTTTCGCTCCCTTCCGCTCCAAGTCCTCTGATATCTCCCCCTTTGACCCCTCGCTGCTCGGCGTGGGCCAGGATGAAGAGGCGCTCTCTCTTGTGAGGTGCGCCTGTTTCTGCCGCTGTGAAGAGGCCCTCCGCAACCTCGTAACCCATCTCTCGTAGGTCTCTCCGAATTCGTTCATGGTAATACCGCAGGATGCCTGTAACATTCTCCAAGAAGACTCTGTCGGGCTTGATGCCGTCGATGATTCGGGCGACGGCAGGCCAGAGGTTTCTGGAGTCTGACTCCTGGAGACGCTTTCCGGCGAACGAAAATGGCTGGCACGGGAATCCCCCAGCGAGGATATCCACTCGGCCACTCCACGGGCCTGGATCGAAGGTTCTGATGTCAGACCAGATAGGCGCTGGATCGAGGGAACCGTCTCCCATACGCGCTGCAAGGATCGCAGCGACACCGAGTTCGTTCTCCACGTAACAGACCGTGCGAGTTCTGCCACCCAGGGCTGCGTGGAGTCCCAATTCAAGACCGGCGACGCCGCTGCATATTGACAGGACGTTGAGGGTACGTGTATCCACATTCGTCACCTCACTAGCTCGTAACTCAATGCGCTCTTGCAACAACAAACCTCTCTCGTACTCTCTCTTACTCTTTCTTTTATCTTATTGTTACACTCTCTTACTAAAGTAAGAGTGTAACAACATCTTAAGAGAGAGTGTTTCACCCTTTGTTACACCGTAACAACTGTAACTACTGGGAGACTAATCCCCACACCCCCGGCTGCACTTGCACGTAGTGTTTCTGGCGTGATAGCGCAGCCCTGATGGTTCCGGGTTTGTAGTCCGGCAGGGCGGAGTAGATGTCAGTCAGCTTGAGCTTACCTCGTCCCAGGAGTTCTTCCAACTGATGCGAGGCAGACGGTAGCGGCCCCGCCGTGTCCTCATCCATCCCAGGGAAATCCCCGGCTGCCGCCGTACTGATGCCGGACAGGCCCCACTCGTCAAAGCCGTACCGCAGGTACATCGGTGGGGGTCTGGCTATGTCGTTGGCCTTGGTCACCTCCAGACCCACGCCCAGGGAGTGTTCCTGGCGCTCGGACTTCTGACGTAATAGGATATCGGCTGCGGCATCCAGGAACACGCTGCCGTAGATATGGGTCGAGTCCCCACGGGGGGTATGGCCGATACCGATCCAGGTCTCAGCCAGGGAGTTCATGGCGTCTGCGATCATGTTGACTGGACGGTTCTCTGTGAGGTCTCCCATGCCTGCACGCGAGATGGAGTCCAATACCAGTAACTCAACTCCATTCTCCTTGATAGACCGGTCAATGCTCTCTCGCACATCTGATAGGCTGTAGCCCCGAGCGTTCAGGATCAGTAGCGCACGATCAGGGTCCAGCCCCAGGGCCGTGTTGACGCACCCCAGCCTGCGCCGGACTGACGCCGCGCCCCGCTCAAGGTTCACGTACATCACGTTTGATTTCTCGGTCTGCCAATAACCGTTCACCCCAGCGTCTATGGCGACGGCCATGATCAATGCCGTGTATGATTTGCCCCTTTCCGGCGGACCGAACAGCAGGGTGCCACCTCCCCGTAGGACATGGGGCTTGGCCAGGAACTCGGGCGGAGCAGATGTGGCGTCCCCAGCGAGCATCGAGCCCTTCATGCCATCCAACCGCACCGGCCACGCCTGCCTGCAAAAGCTCAGGAGGTCCGCCTTGATATCCTCTGCGGGGTACAGGTCACCGATCCCCGAGGCCTTGTACGCGCCCAGCGCCAGACTCGTCCTTGACTCCTGCCGTTCGAGGTTGATACGGCCCCACGCAAGCTCTCTGCCATCCATCGAGATCGAGACACTGCCGTGGATGCCCGTTTTCTCTCGGCCCAAGCCGTCGCAGCGGTATACGAATACCTGTCCGCTCTCCAGCATCACGCTGGACTTGACCTCACCGTTGTTGTAGGCCACCTTCACGATCACGACGCACTCCAGCGATTAGCTCTCGGCGCGGACACCCTGGCATCAACCTCTACCCGGCGTTCCAGGGCGGATATGAGCTTGTCTATGGACGCTATGAGGGACTGCACGTCAGACTGAGGTTCCTCCGCCTTCGGCCGGGGTGGGCGAGCACACGCCGCCCACGGCCACCGCGCTTCGTAATCTATCCCACTACTCTCGCAGATATCACACATGGCATCACCTCCAGATCTGTTTTTTTCTCAGGGTGCGCCAGAGCGCCAGCGCCCCCAAGAAACCACATAGCCCCTGCTCAAGGTCCACCTCTCGGGTCTCGAACTCGGGCTTCCGCTTGCCGAACCGCACAACATACCCGCCCAATACCTCCTGGCCGGTCTGCTCCTCATAGGCCTGGGCATACGCCGCTACCTGGAATGACATCTCATCGTAGATGCCGTTGCTCGTCTTGAAATCAATGACGTACACCCCCTCGCCGTCCCTGGTCGCAACCGCATCGAATGTCCCGGCATAGCCGTGAAGCTCAGAGCAGACCACCTGCTCAGTTGCCGTGATGTCCAGCCCTGACTCGGCCTGCCACCCATCGAAACCCTCCATCACAGGCTCCAAGTCTGCTGGTACGATGGTCTCTTCCCCTCGGAGGACACTGTCGATCAACTCATGGGATCGCAGTCCGAAATCAGCAGCTTGGTCCCGCTCCTCGTCTGGGCGCTTCCGGGCCGCTTCGAGCATCGTGTCGATCCAACCAGGCGTGATGCCTGCGAGCCTCTCCCCTGTTCGCATCTGGTCCAACAATGTGTGCCGAACTTTTTCCAGGGCCACCTTTCTCGACCAACCGAGCAGCGCGGGCTTGGCCACGATCTGCAGAACCGTTGTGACCGACGGATATTCCACGGCATTTATCGTATATGTCCTCGATCCGTTGCTCGATGTCCTCCGTATCGGTTCCTGAGAGCGTTTTGGATCGGGGGTGCTAGGGTATCGCACTAGGTGCCTCCATTACGTCGCTGTGTGTTTCGCCTCGCGTCGTTATGGCGCTTGTGGCACCATCTACACATCCCGTCCAGGTACTCGACGTTGGTATGCACGGGTCCGAACAGGATCGTGCATGAGGTGCAATGGGGATGTTGCCCCATCGTGTTGTGCAGAGAGGCTCTCAGTCGAGAGATGCGCTGCTGCATGATCGTAGACGTATAGATGGGCGATCTGAGGCACCGCTGCTTCTCAAGGCGTTTCGCGTAGTTGATCACGTCGTTGATGCGTTTAGCGCATCCACACCATTCGCATCGCATCTCATACGGCATCTATCTGGTCCAACTCGTGAGGCATAGCTCACGTAATTTATTCCACTTCTCAGTCTGTGTTAGGGTTTCGGCCCAATGCAACTCTTGTTGTTCCTCCATCCACTTCGTGACGGTGACCTCGCGATCAGCGGTGGTATGCCGGAGGACTGCCCGCACGTGTGCGGGGCCTCTGCCATGCTCGTCGAGCCACGCCATGAATCTCAGCTTATGGTCCTCGAAGGAGTCACCGTCAAGCTCCACTGCTGCCTCGGGCGTTTCCTCCTGGATGATCTGCGCCTCTACGGCCTCGGGTTCTGGCTCGGGTGCTGGCTCAGGTTCTGGCTCAGGTTCTGGCTCCACAACAACCTCTGCCGTCGCCACCTCATCCTCCACGATCACATCCTCCACGACCTCCTCGGCCACCGGGGCAGTTTGCCATGCGTCATGTAGGGCCACCACCTCCTCGTCACTGAGCTTGGACAAGACCGGCACCTTTCGGTCAGTCGCCTTGGCGAGGTCAGCCAGCAGTCCCTTCATCACCTTGTTGAAGTTGCACCATTTGGACCCGTCCTTGTGGGACTTGAACTCACCGTACCGCCCTGCCTTCTGCTCCCAGGGCACATCGTGCGTGGGACAGGTCAGCAGCAGCGGGTGCGTATCCTCTGGCACATCAGCAATATCAGAGTTAGGTGCCAGCACCACGGGCCCCGCTTTACCGGCAGTGATCGACGGTGTGGTCTGGATCTCCCCAGTGCTATAGTCCACATCCACCACTGCGGCATTCGGGATCGTCTCCACCTCGGTCTCGTCCAAGATGCCGAGGCCCACTATCGAGAGGGTGGCCCGACGAGATGCCTTGGTGGAGCATTTCATGATCGTGTTCGCAAGCTGGTCGCCGCGCAGATTGTAGACGTTCACCACTCCGACCGCATCTACCGTCTGAGTGCCGTTTGTTGCCCTGACCGTGACCATGTAGATGTCGCCGTCGAGTCTGCCCTGGGAGAGTATCTGTAACGAGAGCCTATGGTTGCGGACCAACTGCTGCGCGCAATCCTTGTTGGCGTATAGGATCAGCTTCCCGTTAAGCTGTAGGTAATCGAACGGCTTGGTCAGCGGATTCAGCTTCAACGACCGGCACAGCCCCGTGTAGTATTGGAGCCGCTCATCTGGGGCCAAGCTCGACAGGTCACCCTCTAACACGATTTTCGCCATAATCGACGAATCAACCTCAGCCATCGCAGTTTCGTCAGACATACAAAACCTCCTGATGTAGTGGGATTGCCATAATTATATCAGGCCTGGGGGTATCGAACAAGGTTTCAGGCGAACAGGGGAGGGGGTCAGGGACTCGAAAACCGAGGGTGTCAGCGAGCGATATAGGTAGACGTTTGCCCGTTGCACGTCGTGCATTGCCCGATCAGGCGTCTCGATAGACGCTTAGAGCTAGGGCTGTCTACGACATCAATACGCAGGACGTTCCGACGTGCCCGACAACTGACACACCAGATGTCCTGCACGGTATGTGCCAGGAGAGAGCGTAGCCACGCTGCTATGTTAAGCACCGAGCACCAACCATACGAATGTCAGCCAGACCCCAAGGCAGATGCCTATGGTGGCGACCTGAGCCATGCGCTCAAGCGTCACTCTGGAGCACGTCCTTCGCCAAGGCTATGATCCCCGCCATGCACCCAACCGCCACCTCGGTGAGGTTCTCCTGAATCGAGATGTATGCGATGACCCCGAGAATGCTCAAAGCCAAGAATATCTGAGGCCTCACCTTCCCTATGAATTGAGCCAGTCCGTTCATCCAGTCCATATCAGCCTCGCACCCCCATGTACACCCGCCACACAGTGGCGAGGATGGCCGTAGAGGCCATCAAACGCCAGAACCAGTGGCTCAGTGCCATCCGCTCCATTCGGAGGGCTATATGATCAGCCTTCACTTGACCGACACGGGACGCTCGACGTTCCCTGTGAGCGTACTCGACTGGACTTTGACAGTCCCAACAGCGGAGCCGCCAATCTTGAAGCTGGCAGAATCTATGCCCGTCCCGTCCCCGTATACGCTCTCGTCCGCATCAGTCCCACGGATGATGATCTCCCCGCACCTGATACCTGAGATGGTGATTCCGCTACCGAATGCCTTGACCCTTTTGAAGCTGATAAGGCCGACGGTGGACGTTGCATCTGATGAGATCAGGAGTCTGTCAAACGTTCCCCCGCTGACAGCCGGGACGCTCAGAGCGCCACGGGTGGAGCCGAATGCGTACTGGATCGGGTCACTCGATAGGGTAGGGGAGATACTGAGCCCGTCCGCCGTGGTGGTCGCCACTGTCAGTGCGTAGGCAGTGGAGGTTGCCAACGTGAAATCGGTTGCTTCTACATCCTCCAGCAGCAGGGTCTCACACAGGATGTTGGTCCCGTCCGTGGCCGAGATGTTGATGGCGTCCGTCAGGCCGGATGCAGCGCCTATGGACATATCACTGAACTCAATGGATGAAATCCTGGCCGAACCTATGATTAGCTCCAACGTCATGGTGCCGGTCTGGACATCATCCGGTATTTCGGTACCAACGCCTATCTGCTCTTGGCCGAGCCTCTGGGCCACTGCTGCATCATAGCTGGCGCTCTGGGGCCAGACCGGAGCCGGGGATATGCCCTGGATGGCGAAATACACCGCGCCTGAGATGACTGCCACAGACACGATCATGGTGAGGGCGATCATCGCCTTGGCGTTGCGCCCGAAGGACAGCCCTTGGAGTGTCGGTAGCCTGAACGTCAGGTCCAGGGGCAGCGTGATGCCGATGAACGGTAACCTGGGGAAACTGATATGGCGCTCTTTGACTACGAGCTTCATTCTCTTCATTTGTCGCCCTCAAATATCTTGCCGAGACCCGCAGAAACCGGAATCGTCAGCACTGCCAGGGCAGTCAGGAGACCCTCGATGTTATCCAAGGTCTCTGGATTGCTCGACGCAGACCATATTATGCGTGCACCCAAGAACAGCCATGTGAAGACAGGTCAAACCACGGGAGTGAAGATGACTAGCTGAATCAGTTCTCTGCCCGAAAGGGTGACTGATTCCTTGCCGTTCTTCCGACTCCCGCGATTTGGCACCTCCTTCTCTGGATTATCTGTCATTATCAGAGGGGCTCTTCCATATGTATCAGAGAGGTGCCGCTACGCCTCCGAAGCGACGGCCCACTTCCCTCCCGTAGCTTGAACACATCATCCACACGGGTCACCTTGACGTATGTCGTCGCATCCCTGCTGTACGATAGAGCAGGAAGTACGGTCAAAGCCTCAGCAGCGTTTATGTTAGCTATCACCTGCTCCGTAGAGCTATGCCCAGGAAGGCGTGCGGTCTTCTCTAGGTCCACCTCGAACAGGAACCTCTTACGGAGAGACGGCACCTTCATGTAGTCTATCTCCAAAGACCCTAGCTCAGGCGTATGGGTTGTGTCGCCGCTGTCCCGGTTGAGGGTCAAGCGGACCCCAAAGCTCCTACCTGCCAGTCCCGCCCCAGAGGCCACGTCAAGGTCCAGGTCGTCAGACTCGAAGTTGGCTGAGTTGGTCAGGTTCGTGTTGGCGGTACGCGCCTCTTCGTTCACCCCGTAAGATGCAGCTATGTACTCCCCGGAGGTAGAAGCAGACAGGGAGCGGGCATCAGCGCGTAGCTGGAGGATGATCCCCGGTATCGTGGGCATACCCCCATCCATGAAGGGATAGTCGATAATACCGCTGGCCTGTGTCTTGCCGCTTATCCCAGATGCCGGGTTCGTGTTGGGATCGGCCAGGAACTCCGTATCGCTCGTAGCTGCCGCCGTCCTCATGGCGAAGTGCAACCTGGCATTCCCGTCGTCTCGCGTCGAGAAGTCGATCCACTGAACCTCCTGGTTAGCCGTGCTGTTCCGGAACATATGATGCCACTGGGGGAACCCGTTCACATCCGTTCCCGTGTAACACAGTATGCGACCGTTACGATTGGCAGCCTCGCCCCCAACCGTGATGTACAACATATCCTCGACCGACTTCATCCAATGTACGCCACCCAGCATATCTGAGGGTACACCGTCCAGCACGTTCAATCCCATATTGATGTTGAACAGACGTGTCCCACCCGAGGTGTCCATCGTGGCGATCTTGACCGGTGCACTGGTAGATGTACCCAGGGCTATCCACAGCTTTCCTTCATGTACCACCAGCCGCCGACAGTTGAAATCGTCGCCCCCGGCACTGTTCCGCAATTCAGTCTGGTGGATAGTCCATGTCCCCGGAGAGGTATCGACTTCGTACAGGCCCTCCACCGTCAATACATACAGCTTGTCCGCATCGTCTATTCCCGGATATACCGCAACGCCGAGGGGGCCGTTCCCGGAGCCTATGTCCACAGCCTCGTCCGCCCAGGCAGTTCCGCTGTCTGTGCTGGAGAAGAAGGTGATCGTGCCGTTGGCCTCATGCCATACGACGGCAACCAGTTCATTACCGATAGAGGCCAGCATACCGGCGTTGATGTCCTCGTTTGCCGTGACGTTGTTAGATAGCAAGTTAACTGTGATCGGAGTGCCAGAGACCGTCCATGTAGAGCCGTCTGTCGAATGATAGGCCCTGTGGTCGTTCTGGTATGCAGAAAGCGTGACCATCTTGTCTTTGTGCGATATCAAATCCAGGCCTATGATGGGGTCTGACAGATTACTTTCAGTGCCGCCAGCCCACTCCGTGCTGGAGCCGTCATAGTATCTCCACCTCAGAGCCTCACTGGTAACACTACTAGTAGAATTGGCTGCTCCCCAGAGCGCCCACAGATTACCCTTGTACACAGTTGAGGCCCGCATGACCTCCAGCCCACTGTTACCACTGTCCTCGTTCAGGATAGCGAGATACGTCGTGCCGAAGCGGGTCTCACAACGGGAATCGAAGAAGCGTAGGTACTGGGCGGGATCGCTGGAGAGGTGAGATGGGATACGGCTGCGGCCAAAGCCCCCGGTGAGAGGGCCGAACACCTTGGAGTCGGGAGACTGCAAGTCTATCTGCTGCGAGAGGCCTTGGCGGCGAATAACCTGAGCAAAGGCTTCAGCAGTCTGACGGTCTATGAAATCCCCGGAATAACGCTTCGAGTTGAGGGTTATCTCAGCCATGGTCAGTGAGGCTCAAGGACAAGCTCACGCGTCCCTATGTTCTCTTGGATACTCCAGTGATTACTGACCTCCGCAGGCCTCAGCTTCATCCCGACCTCTTCCCTGAGTTCTGCCGCACGGCCCGTCCACTTAGCCATCTCGAAAGGGGCATCCTCGTCGCCCTGCCGGGACATCCAGAACAGCCGCGCCGCCTCGGCCACGATCAACTCCACCTGCTCGCCGTCTACCTCTGTGGTCGCAGAGTCCGAAGTGGGCTGGCTGAGTATGCCGGTGCCCTCAAGCCTGAGACGCCTTCCGGAAGAGTACGCCCCGTTGAGGGGATAGTAGAGCCCGTTGGGCTCAGACGCCCTGTGCTGGATATTCACGAAGTTGGGGCCACCGCGCATCGCAGTCGGAATAGTGTACCGGGTCAGCTTGCCTACCTTCAGATACCCCGAACTGAAGTAAACGGTCCCGCCCTCATTCTCCAGGATAGCCTTCACCTGGGTGGCACTGTCAGGTATAGTCGCCTCGGCCTTCATGAACTCCCACTGGTCCTTACCCGAGTGGTAGTCCGAGTTCTGGAAGTTAGAGCTACCCCAGTCCAATCGTACCCTGGCCGTGTTGGGAGCAGTCGTGTATACCCAGAACTCCAGTGTGGCCGTCCTGCCAGTCATCTCTTCTACCGGGATATGAGGTGCCTGAGTCAGTTGACAAACGGAACCACCAACCACCTTGGCACTCTGTGTTCCCTGGTTGAATATAGTAGTCTCTGCCGTAACCGTTGGTGACCCAACTGCGGTCCAGCTAGTGAATGTGCCCGTCTCCATGTCGGAGTTGAGCAAGAGGTTGTCCACCGCCAGGGATGTGTCCAATAAACGCCTGTACAGCCCCTTACGGCCATTCCTGGGGTAGAGTCCCCGGATAGCCTGATTGATGGCGTTGCGTAGCAGTGCGGGGTCGTAGCGGTGAAGCTCGTAGGTGTTCCCGGAAGCCACAGACGCAGAGAAGTTCTGGTTGGGGTCCAACACTGTGGAAGAAGCAGTGTACCCGGAACTGGACTTCAGACGCCGGATGTCCCCGGACGCACTGCCGGAGGTCACCGCTATCCAATCAGACTCGATGCCGTCATCATTCTCGGTGATGTTCGCCAGAGCGGCATCGGTGATAGAAGACGACCCGCTGGTTGAGTCTGCCGTCAGCGAGTGATATCCCCCGAGAGCCTCACTGAGCCGTTGGCGTAGTATGAGACCTGTAGTCGTGCCCATACGCTATTGTGACCTATCTCTTCTTCTTCTTCTTCTTGTACTTGTACGCTGGCTTCGGATGAGCCTTGGTTGACTTGTAAGCCTTACGCATAGTTTTGTGGGGCATGGCCACTCCCTCTAGTCCCAGAAGTCTGATAGCGCCTGCTGAACGTCCTTCATCTCATTCCGCCACCCTCGGAACTTAGCCTGTAAGTCACGGTCGATGTGTAAGGCCTCTTCTACTTCGTCCCAGAGTTCGTTCCCTTTCTGAATGGCCTCCTCGGTCTCTTTCATTAGGCGGATCGACTTATTAACTGTCGGAGCTATTATTGTCAGAAGTCGCAGCAACAACTGCTTCCTCCTTATCACCATTCAGCCTGGTCAACTCAACCCTGAGTTCGGCTGATTCGGCTCTCGACTCATCGCGCTGCCGCTCTGCCATGATGCGGCATACCTGCTCAAACGCCATAGGGTTCTCCCTGAACAACCTCTCGATATCAGCATTCGTGATATCTAGATGAGATGCGTCGGAGCCCATGCTCATGATCCGTCCCAACTGTTACAGATCGAGCAGTCACTGGCGTGTTGCCTAGCCGACGGGACCGTGGTCACCTCGGCGAGTTGTGCCGCCCTGTTGGACGAGGTCAGTTTAGAGCCATATTCTTTGTATCCGTTGGCCGAGACCATCGCATCCGTGACAGCCCTGCGTAGTGCCGTCAGATGTTCGAGTAGGGCCTCTGTAGTTGCCATGTTATGCTCCTATGTCTTCCGTGAACTCCTCGATGAACCCGCCGCCGAGCATCTCGTCCAGTCGCCGCATCATCTGCTCCATCTGGATACGCAAACCCCGGCCTGTCACCGAGTCCCGCGAATCGAATATCCACTGGCCGTCGTCATCATGTGGCGAGAGGACAGTGACGTTACCGGCAGCATCGATCACCTTCATCTCTCCCGACGCGCAGAAGAAGCTCGCGCCGTTAGCCAGAGTTCCCACCGGGGCCGTCCCGTTGAAGATGGAGATGAGATTAGTCCCCGCCGTGGTGCCGTGGGCCGTGTCAGACGCCAGCCGTATCCCCGAGGCACCGATCAACGCCATCGTAGAGGCTCCCCGCAAGAATTTCATGTTTCCGGTATTGCCGAGGTTCAGATTGCCGCTCGCAGCCTCTACGGTCAACTCCCCTGCCCCCGAGATCGTATACCCTGCCGCCAGGTCGAGGGTACTGGCCCCGAAGTCGTTACCCGCTGCGCCGATGTTGGAGAGGCCGGGAGAACGGCTCTTGAAATCGACCTCACCGTCCCCTTTGATGACCAACTGCTGCTGCATGGTGCCAGCGTTGCGGGTCTCGACCTTGAAGGAGGCACTCGTCGCGTCAGCCTCCCACACGCCCGCCAGGTCGATCATCGACTGACCGGCTGTGTTGCCCTGGTAGTGGATGCTTGCCCCAACGCCATCTGCCGCCGATGTCAGGTTCCCCGGCGCGATCGCGATCTGCACCGAGGAGCCCGTCCTTATCACGTCCAGTGCAGCGAGCAGAGAGCTTGTCCGATTGATAGCAACCTTGTCCGCTGACGAGTCGACGAACAGGGTGCCGGAGTCCCAGTTCAGGTCGCCCGTACCGCCGGTCAGCGTGTTGTTTCCCATGTCGATGGCACCGCTCATTGTCAGGTCGGCTCCCGAGAACGTCATGGCGGTGGTCGTACCAGACTTGATTATGAGGTTCCCCGAGGTATTAGTGGCAGAGCCGAATGTGGTGCCATCGTCCTTGAAGAAGATATCCCCGCCGTCAGCATCGAGAATGATGTCCCCATCAATATTAACGGTGAGGTCGCCTGAAGTGGTCGAGATTTGTTGAGCCCCCTGGAAAGCAAGGTCGCCGTCAAGGTGGAGGGCCTGGGCGATGCGTCCGGTGTAGTTAGACCCTTCGTTATAAAAAGCCGAGGGTACTTCAATTCTCATTACGGTCTCCTTAGTTGAAGTACGTTATGTACAATACGGCATCGCCCGAGTTACGGATGAAGCGTAGCTTGGTCAGTTCAAACCTGTTATCAGTGAAGTGGACCACCTCTTCTGCTCTGACCAGGAAGTCGTTCGTGGTCGCAGCGCCCCCGTCATTCTCTATGTGGATAGCGTCGCCCGTCACACGGATAGTGGCACGCTTACCATCGTCGGGGATGCTCGCGAGACCAACAGAGGAAGAGGACACGGTCAGCTTCTCGGAACCCTGACCGTTCAAGAGGATGTTTGACATTATTGAACTCCTTCGGGCTCGATGCCCAGGCTCACCCCCGAATGTCCGGGGGCTCATCACCTATATGGGTTTTAGATGCTATGAGTGATCCGGTGTCCCTGGACCAGAACTAGACCCCCAGGCCGGGAGGCGAGTTCTTCTGGGGACTGTTATAGAACTCCCAGTTTATTGTGGCGTTGCTGCCAGACTGCCTGATAGCCGAGAAGCCATCCATCTCAGATGGGCTCCTGAGTATTATGGTATCGGTAGCGTTCCACTGCCTACCCTTGCTCGCGGTGGGAGTCGTTCCGTCCCTGTACTCAACAACTGCCGCTGTACGCACATATCCCTCAGCAGACGCCGCACCGTTCGGTATGTTGTCGCTACCTATCCCTGCCGCAGTAGCCGTAACGGTCTGGTCGTAAGCTCCGCCCGATATAGGACCGAAAGCCACTTCCTATCCACCCGCCATTCTTTTCTTCGAGGACGGCTTCATGGAAGGTTTGGGAGTGGGATGATGGCCTTTCTCTATCTTGGCCGATATGGAATCCTCTGTGATGTCATCCCTCTTCAGCTTCTCCCGGAGGTAATGCGCGTGTTCCCTGAGTTCTGAGGGCTCCATGCTCTCCGCCATAGGAACAATAACGGACAAGTGACGCCCACTGACGTTGCTGCGGTCCTCATGGATCTTGGCCTTCGGAACAGGCCGAGACCCGAAGGTCACGCTAGACCCACTCTCGTTCTTTCTTCTCTTGACTATTATCGTTATTCCCATCATCTTCCTTAACGAGCTTGTATCCCTCGTTGGCCAGACGGTCCACAACAGCCGAGATATCATCCTCGGTCATGGATGTGGCCCTGTCGCTCATCTCATCCTTGACCAGATGATGCACTAATAGGCCCAATTGGCCATAATGCTCATCCCATGTGTCGCAGTTCTTATCAAACCACTGACTACACCTACATATGGTTTTCTTCTCACCTACAGGGTATGGACCAGCGTAGGCCTTCTGTTTGTCTATCTCCCTCTGCCTCATGTCTGGATGCTTGCTGTCTAAGAGTTCATTGTTGACATAGATGGCAAGCTCCCCAGGGGGTTGTAGGAGGAAACCCTTGGTGCGGGTATAGAACCTCTCTGCCGAGGCGTTACCAGCTAACTGATGTGTCCAGAGACCGTCTGCCGGGTCCCAATAGCGTCTCTTCTCCCCGCTGGTGATCATCTCCTCGGTCCTAACTGTAGGTCTTGTACCTTGCTGTACCATCTACTACCCCCTTCTGTATCTGACGGAATCTCCTCGGCTTGGGATGGAGGCCGGGCCCGAAGGCCCAGCCCCCTCATGTCATCTGTGCGACTGGCTAGTACCCAGGTATGTTGAGGTCGATAGCGGCGTGTTCTGTATCAGTGCCGATATCTATGACCGACCCCAACGGGACCTCGTCCCTACCGCTCTCATCGTAGTCGAGCGCCGCTACCGCACCATCATCGTCCTCTGAGGCCCTGACCCCCCTACCAGCTACCAGAGTACCATCGGCCTTCACCGATGCCGGACCCCTGACCTGGAGCCAGCAGTAATAGCTAGCGGTGACAGCCTTCATGGCAACCCCCACAACCGCCGCAGTAGGCGGCGAGGGATGTACGATGACCTCGTCCAGCTTGTTCTTGAAGAACGACAGAGTCGTAGACGTGGTCAGAGCTACTTGGACACTCTCGCCCGATATGAGGTTGACCGTCTGTACGGCACTCCCATCGGCTTGCGCATTAGAGTCTCCGGCCTTCCATGCGCGGGCTATGTGGTAGAGGTGCCCTTCCCCCGCATCGTCCTCGATCACGACATACCCCTCGTCGAACTCATCCTGTACCGTGGCGGTGCCCCCAATAGTCGCCGATATCTGGGTAGCACCAACTGCTCTGGCCGTATCCACTGTTTTCGAGTTCCAGTTAGCCGTGACCGCCTCTGACTGGTACAAACTCCCAGCAACACCCACAGTAGGACCCATCTGTGCATAGACCCAGACGCTATCGTTGATGTACATCTTGGTCCCGAAGTTGTGGCGCTTGTACTGATGCTCTTGGAACTGTTCTCCCGGCTTACCGTAAATTATCCCTGATGGCATGGACTTCTCCTTTTTGTCCTTCTGGCGTGCCAGAGGAGGGAAGGCCTAACCGGCCTCCCCTCCCGACCCAGGCCCTTCTTCAGGTCGCTGATAACTACCCGTTACACCCGCTACGCAGTCGGGGCTGTCGCGTCGTGGTAAATCTCGACTCCCGCCGCATCCAGCCATTCCGCATACCCGTACTCTCCAACGACCACAACCTCGTCACCACGCAAGCTGGCATCCCTCTGCTTCTCCTGCGTGGGCTCCATCGTGATTGCCAGGAAGATGGCGTTCTGACAGAACACCCCGCCCTTGGCATCGTTCGAAGTATCTATCTCTATGTTCCCGTCTTCCCAGACACTCATACCGTAGAGCTTGGTGTTGCCGACGAAGTTCTCAGTCAGGTACTGACGAGTGACATCGTCCGAGATACCCGCCGGAATGGAGTTAGAGACCGCAGGAACGAGATCGTCCACAATGTCCTTTATCCCGTAAGGATGCAAGACCACATGAACAGGACCCTGTCCCGGCTCTGAGCCACCCTTGACCCTCGACCTGGCTGCTGACAAGTGGTTTATACCAACCGCTGTATTCGCACCGACAAGGCTGGTGCTGAAGCTGTCCAACTGTCTCAATAGGTCGAGGTCCAGCTTGTAGGCATAAGCACGGGCCGCTTCTCCTGCGACCGCCGACTCGAAAGCTGTCGGTGCCCTTCTGAGAGACCTGTCCGAAAGAGCAACGAACACCCCTACCTCCGTCGGATCTATGGACACATCTGTGTCCGTGACCGTCTCGAAGGAGGTGACATCCACGCCCTCAGTGAGGTTCACTGCCGTCAACGTGTCTAGCTTCGGGAGGTCGAAAGGCGCCCCTCTGTTCTCCGGCATATCCACCCGAGTGACCAGGTTGGCCATCGGCACCGCGTGACGTGCGGTGAAACGCATCTCTCCGACTATTACTTGTATCAAACTGTCTAGGTCAGAAGCAGTTGTTACTGGCATGGGTTACCTACCTATGTTTAGCGTATTCTATGGAGGTGATCTTGCCCTCGTTGTATAGCTTGGCCGCCTGTGCTTTGGTCGTGGGCCTCGGAACAGGAGTGCTCCTGCCGGTATCGGTTATGAAACCCTCTTCTTCAGCCTTGTCGGCGACCTCTTTGGCATTATCCTGGGCCTTGGTCAACCTCTCCTCCATCTCCTTGATCCGATTGTTGAAGTTCGACTCTGATTTGTAATCATTAGAGATCTGTCCGGCCTTCAGGGCCAATTGGTATAGCTCTGTTGTCAGGCCCTGGGGATTGGGACTGGACCTTATGGCCTCATATTCAGCGCGTATCTCCTCAAACTCCGGTGCTGTCTGAGGGTCTAATCCCGCATCCTCAGCCTGCTGGAAGATCGTGTTCACCAGAGAAGTGCTTATCTCTCTGTTATCGATCCCGGTCCGTGCCGCCTCTGACTTTGTTTCGATCTCCCGTACTCTACCAGCCAACTCGTCGGTATCGCCTCTGGTCAAGGCATCTACCAACGCGGCATTGATCTCTCTGGACGACTTCACCTCTTCCTGGATACCCAATAGCATCCTGTCCCGATCCTGCTGCTGCATCCAAGTCTTCTGACGGGATTTGCCAGCATCCTCTAGCTGTTTGATCCTCGTCTGAGCCTTGTCGCGTTCAGCAATAGCGGCGTCTGCCATCGCCTTGTAGTCAATCTCGCCTTCCTCTGAGGAGGCATCCTCATCAGTGAGCGAATCTGACTTCTCTTCCTGTACCATCTATCCCTCCCAGCATCTCCCATACATAGGGAATCGCCGTAAAAGAGAAGTCGCCCCTTACGAGGCGACTTAGCGCACTTCAGTCCCTATCCGATTATCTGCCTACAGCACCTAAGTATTGACAGGACGCAGTTCCCCTGTCAAGTCCGCAATGGGCTTGGGGTGATGTACAGAAACAATCCTCTTGCACCCACGGCAGAAAGCCACCAGTGTGCCCTCCAGCCTCTCAGCCAGCTTCTTGCTGCAATTAGGGCAACGCACGTCCTGTACTTGAGCCATTACCCATAACCTCCACAGGGTCAGGATTAAATCCATCCTCTCGTAGTTTCTTGAGCTGCCTTGCCCGAAGCTCTTCTATGACATCTTTACATTTTGGAACGGAGACGTAGCCCCACTTCAAAAGATTCCGGTCGAGATCACAGTTGGTAGTACGTTTAGCGTGTTTAAAACGGTCGATCACTGCTTGGGCGTCTATGAACTTCATATGTTGTTCCGGGTTCTTATTCATCAAATTTCTGAGGAAGACCGGTCGGTCTGATTTGGGTTCCTCATGGTACCGTTCCCAGAGATCACGGATTCCTTGGGAGTCGATCAAGGTATCAGTGATGTCCCAGTAACCAGAATCTGCTATCACATCCCTGTCTTCCCTGAGTTCTCGCACCAGGGGATGTTCGTTCCGACGCAGGAACTCCAGGACAGCATCGGCTACATCGGAATGCTCGTCCCGCCAGTCCTTGAGAATCTGTTCTCGTCGGGCAAAGTCATAATCAAAAGTGACAGGGTCTTCCAAGGGCGGCTGAGTCTCAAAGAGAGCTTTATAGTAATCCGCCAACGCTATGTCTGCCTTGCTGGTGCGTACCTCCCGCTTGGAGAAGTCCTTAATGTTCTTCTCGCTTAATCTGCGTAGAGCCCGCAACTCTACCGCACGGTCTCCCTGATGCTGAGAAAGCGCCAACACGAACTCCCGACTCGGACCGACTCTCTCAGCCAACGCAGCTATGAGTACGTCTCGGTCCTCATTGATCTTGTCTCTCTCCGCATAGTAAATCGCGATGTCGCTGCCCCGCGCAACTGATATCTCATTCCGGAGCATAAGCTCCTTCTCGATATCGGGCTTAGAGACAACCTTATCGCGTTGCGTCGGCGTCAGCGTGTCCCAGGGCTCTCCAGGGAACATCCTCGCAGCCTCTTCCTCTAACATTCTCTTCGTGCTTGCAGCTTTGACGTTAAGACCAGTGGCCTGAATAATCTGTAGAGGCGTACCTCCCCGCTCCTCAGACGGTGGTATCAGAGCCTGCGTCGCAGGAACCTGCTGCCGGAGAATCTGCAATGCGGACGTGCCGATCCCGATGGGAGCGAGCGTATCACTGAGCAACTGGAGGGTACGGGAGAAGAAGCCACCGGGCCCCACCTCATCTATCGGCTGGTTGAAGAAGTCTTTACCTGTGAACTGGTTCTGAATTGCTCGAATCGGCACCGATTGCCTAGACGAGATGAACGATATCGGGTCAAGTATCTTGAAGACCGTGTCTAACTGCCCAGCAAGATCAAGAAGAAGCTCGTTGCGTCCACGGCCCACAAAAGGGAGGGTGGGGGATGCGAAGTTGATATTAAAACCAAAGGGCAAGGGGCCAAAACGATCTTTGGAGATAGGTGAGTACCTGTCCTTGGGCAGCATCTTGCCGGTGGAAGCGAAGTGGATCACGTTAGCGGTGGCTATCAGGGATAGATACGCCCCAATCCAGTGTTTGCGCCAAAACGCCCTCTCCGGCCCGTGGAAGGTGCTCGTTCCCTGCCGGAGCAGTCCTTCGTTCTCACCAATGGAGAAGAACACTCTCTTAAACGTCTCGCGCCAAGCGCGATTCTGAAGAACGCTCTGGGAGGCAGGGATCGTAGAGTACCGCTTGTTAGTGACCTGTGCGATCAGACCGTTCAGGGCCTCGTCGGTCAGGGACGGATACTGCCTAGCGAGCATCGGTGCGATATTATTGCGTATGTCTGTGATCTGTGCCGCTGGGTAGACTCCCTCAAACAAGCCTCGGCGCATAGCACTTTCGATCTCGATAACGGCGCGAGCGACTCTCTTGACACCCAAGAAGCCAGACTCGCTTGCTACTTCTCTGGCTACCTCGTCTATGTTGCCCGGCATGATTGTTACGTCGATAGTCGAGAGACCAGCTTTCACTATACCGCGTAGATGAACACCGGGCCTTCCCTCAATAATAGAGTCGGTGCTGTTCAGTTGCTGTCTGATCTTAGTACGGGCGCGTGGTCCAAGATTCGCTAGTACGATGTCCACGGCTGACTTGGGCCAGATGGCCAAGTGTCTCACGGCCTGTACAGGTTCGCCTGCCTGGAGTGCATCAACCATGCCACTCCAGGCCCCACCTAAACTGCGCTGCAAGAAGTCCCTCTGCTGGAAAAGAGAGCCAAAGAGTTTGGCACGCTTGGGAATGAACACGGCAGCATCAATGACATTCATAATGTCAATGTCCTTGCCGCCGACACGGACTGAGTGTAGATCAGGCCTCTTTCCGTAGATGCTATCGAGAAGTTTCGCCACCTCTTCGGGAACGATCCACCGTTTGGTATACATCGTCGTTTGCGTTCCGTCGGCAAGATTGGCCGCAAACGGTTTCCCCTCAAAGGCCGGTCCAACCTCTGGAAGACGCCAGCCTTTAGGTACAGGGCCTCCCGAATGGGGCACAGCAAGTCCAATCTGTTTTAAGTCTTGGACCAGACGTGTCTGCTCCCGGTGAATCACCCCCTGCAAGCGAGAGACGCGCCACTGCTCATACGGATTCCAGAACAGGGGCTCAAAACCTAAGTCCCGCATCTGTTGATAAGTCGCATTGGCTCTAGGCCGTGCAAACGAAGGCTTTGTTCCCAGCCGTGGACCAACCTGAGTACCAGCGGCGTCGAACATTCCTTCGGGAACCTTCCAGCCACGGTAGAAGTAGTCCTGTACGGTTGCCATTTCAGGGTCGAAGTCCAACCGCATAGACTCTTCCCAGTCCGTGAGTTCCCGGAGCCGAGCGTAGTCGTCAGCCAACTCATCGGCTACTCTCAGCCTACCCGCAGTAACTTCGCTAGCGTTGTGAAGTGCGTTGAAGAGTTCATCCAGTTTCGAGATGTCTTGGACACGCGGAACAAGCCGTTCACCCACAAATTTTCCAATACCAACGGCTTTCAGACGGTTGCCCCCCTCGTCTACGATCAGCCTTGCCTCGGTCTTAGCTGCACTAATCGCCCCTTCATATAGCCTCAAGAGAGTAAAGGTGGGTGCCTCGCCAGGCGTGCGATCCCTTATGAGACGAACAAGAACATCGTCGGGGTCGGGGGTGACGGGGGCGGGTACTTCCTCCACAACCTCCGCAACAGCCTGTCTCCCAATGGGAGGGGCTTCCTCCACAACCTTCCCAGGTGTGGTTTCAGGGAGTTGCCTTCCAATGGCCAAATCCCTCTGTGTTAATGCCTTCTTGGCTGTCTTCCCCCGTAACGCAGTCTCAGCATTTCGTAATGCTATTCGTGCGCTTCTCTCAGTTGCCTTTGCGGCGGCGAGTTGATCATCAAACGTCGAAAGAAAAAACTCTTCCTCTCCACGAATGAGCTGATCTGCGGCCCTACTACCAGCCGCCGCAGGGTAGGTGGTGACGGGGGTGGTGGGGGTGA